TTTTAAAAGGATTTTAATATGGAAATAGTAATAGGAATATTAGGACTAATAACTATGATTTCATGTTTTACAACTTGGAATTTATTAATAAAAAATGAAAAAGCAGAAGATTTAATTAATGAACAAGACACATTGATTAATAATTTAACTTCCAGCGTTATTAAAATAGATGAAGTTATAACACAGTTAGACTCATCAGGTGCTTTTGAAAACGATGATGAAATAGGAACATTTTTTGAACAAATAAAAAGTATGAGAGATACTTTATTAAACAATTTAGATAAAAAAGTAGAGAATAATGTATAACGGATATTACGATAATGATAATTTTGATGCCGCTAAGTTTTTAGATGAACAGATGGGGCCTGCTTTAACTAAAAAAGGAAACGTACGTAAACGTAAACCAAAGCAACCTAGAATATATTTTACAGAAGATACAGAAAATGCAATTGTTGAATATCTATCACATACTGATCAAGAAGTTCGTAATAAGATATATAACTCACGTATTGCTTATGGTTTTTATAAATTAGCAGAAAATATCATCCATACATTTAAATTTTATTATACTGATACAGATACGATTGAAGATTTAAAACATGAAGTAGTAGCATTCCTTCTTGAAAAACTTCATTTATATAATCAAGATAAAGGTAAAGCATATTCATATTTCGGTACTATTGCTAAACGTTACTTAATAGTTTATAATCAGAACAACTATAAGAAACTACAGGAAAAAGTAAATATGGATGAAGTAAACGATGAAAATGATATGTTCGTCGATAATAATATAGGATTGGATGAAGAGAAAAATGAGCTTAATATGTTTTTAGATCAATATGTTGCTTACGTTGATAAACACATTTATACTATATTTCCTAAACAACACGATGCTCGCACGGCAGATGCAATTATTGAATTATTCCGTAAACGAGAAAATTTAGAAATATTTAATAAGAAAGCATTATACATTTATATTCGTGAAATTACAGATGTTGATACGCCCCAAATTACTAAAATCATTAAAAAATTAGATACAATACGTCTTAAATTATTTAGTGAGTTTTATGAGCATGGGTATATTAAAATGTAACTTTTATTTTTTTCATATTTATACGTAAATAACACATAAATATCATGGAAAATTTCAACCAAGTTATATTTGGTAAAAAAACTTTCTCAGATTTATTGCAGGATATATATAAAACTACAAAGAAAACTGAAGATAGAATTGAAGAGCTAATTATGGCTCTTAAACCATTCATCAATACTCCCGCGGATGCCGTAATGATTGTTCCACTTATTAAGGAATATTTAGACGTTCAAGTAAAAAATAATGATCATTTAGTAAGAATGGCGTCTGTTGTTCAAAGAGCTATGACTAACAGTGCTTCTGCTGGTAGTAATGATTTACTAATATCTGAAGAAGAAAAAGAACAGTTATTGCTTGAGGTTAAGAAAATGGGAGATGAAACAAAACAAATCGAAGATATCCAAACTAAGCAATTACAATTAGATAAATAATGGGTATAAGAATTAGAGAAAATTTAGGGGGAATTATATCTAGTATAGGACAACAATCATCTTCTCCTTCTTTTAAATTTAGAGTAGGAAGAGTATATGCTGTTATAATGGATGAAACTACTCCATCTCAAGGAGTATTTGACCAATATGGTGGTTGGGAGGGAATTGGTACTGCTTTTTATATGGAATATGAACAAAGTAAAAATATTCCTGTAACAAGTGAAAACTTTACTAACTATGCTATTAATAATCCTGCTAAACCATTTTTTCCAAATCAAAAATTCTATCCACTATTAGGTGAATTAATATTAATTTTTAATTTACCATCCCCAGATTCTCAAAATAAAGAAGGTACTTCTCAAGATTATTATATTAGTGTTTTAAACTTATGGAACAGTAATCATCATAATGCTCAAACTTCTACAGATAGTAGATTGGGAAATAGTTTTGTAGAAGGTGATATTAAACCTCTTAGAGCATTTGAAGGTGATTATATATTAGAAGGAAGATATGGACAAGGATTAAGATTTGGTTCTACAACTAAAATTAATTCGAGTGAAAATTTTTGGAGTAAAACAGGTACTGATGGAGATCCAATTACTATATTAAGTAATGGATATAAAACAAATCCAAAATACTTAGCACCCCATGTTGAAAATGTAAATATGGATGCTTCTTCATTATATTTAACTTCTACCCAACAACTTCCTCTAAAAGTTTCCAAAACAAAATTAAACCCACTATCAGGTACAACATTACCTGAAACATATGTAGGGGCTCAAGCATTATTAACATCAGATAGAGTTGTAATTAATGCTAAAAAAGAAAATGTATTAGTATTTGCAACTAATAATATTGAATTATATACTAAAAATACACTTAGTATAGATACAGATGAAAAAATTGTTTTAAATTCACCTCAAATATTTTTAGGTTTAGATAATGATAAAATTCCAACTGAACCTGCTATATTGGGTAATGAAATGGTCAAAGCATTAACTAAATTACTTAATGAATTGGGAAAATTCAGCAATAGTTTATCTACTGCAGTTGCTCCTTCTAGTGGAGGACCTATTGCAGATATTAATGTTGCTGCTACTAGTTTAGGAGAAACAGTAGAATCTGTATTAACAACATTATCTAATAAAGTTAGATCTAATAAAATAAGAATAGCAAAATAATGGATATATCAAATTTAATATCACAGGTACCTGTAAAATCTGCTAAAGATGCAGTTAATGCTGCTCAAGGTCTTGCTATCGAAAAAGGTAAACAATTAATTGCTGGACAACAACAATTATTATTAGATGAAATTGCTTTATTAGAAAGAAAATTAACTAATACAACAAAAGAATATGCTCAGAAGTTTGATACACTTGAAAAACAAGTAGAAAATAAAGAACTTACTAGAGAAAAATATGATGAATTAATAGCTAAAGAAAAAGAAGCTTTTAAAAATGAGAAAGATACTTTAGTAAATAATATCAAAGAAAAAAAGGATAAAATTGTTAATTTAGTAACAAATGGTCCTGCAAAAATAAAAGCAGAATTAAAAGCAGCAGATGATAAAATAAAGGGAGAAATTACTAAGACTAAGAAAAAATTAAAAGGATTAAAAATAAAACGTCCTACTAAATTATTATCTAAGGTTAAGACAATGGTTAAAAATAATCCTGCACCTTTAATTTTAGCTTCTTTAACAATTGCTGCTCAATTAATATCTGTTAAAAATAAAAGAATTGAAGAATTAGTAGATAGTCTAAATGAATTTATAAATAATATAAAAACACCAGAGGATGTTGCTAAAGCTAAATTATTAAGAGATAATGCTCTTAGAATAATCCAAGAAAATGAAAGAAAAATACTATCAATGAAAGATACAATTGATAGGATTGGATTAATAATTTCTATTGTTACTATAGTAGCGGCTTTAGGTGATGTGTTTCTACCAATACCAACACCATCCCCAGCACCTGACGTAGTAACTCCAGTAAAAGAACGATTTAGAAAAAAATATGAAGTAGCATTAAAGATATTAGAATCATTAACAGCTATTTTACCAATAATTTCATCAGTTTTAGATAGAATTATTGATGACTTAAACGAACAAAAAGATAGAATTCAACAAATTAATGATATTTTAGAAGATAATATAGACATGAGTAATCAAGGTTTAAATGATCTATCTAATAGTATCAATTCATCTTTAAACGCTTTAGGTAAATTAAATTTAGAATATAAAGGGTTTAAATTTGCTCTTAAAGAAGAAAATGATTCAAAGTTTGTAGTACAAGGAAATAAACGTAAATATGCAGTCGCTATAAATAGAGATGGTAATGAAGTATTACAATCGTCACGTTCTTTTACGTTAGACCCCGATATTCTTATTGAAGAACTTAAATTAATCATAGATCAACGAAATCTTAAAGCTTAATATTTATTATTATGGATGCTAAACAATTCAAATCAGTTATTAAAGAAGCAGTTCGCGAAGCAGTTCGTGAAGAAATTGGCTTAATGTTATTGGAACAATTAAAAAGTGGAAATGCTGTACAAAGTAAACCACTTACTGAAAATCGTTCATTATCATTCGATAGTGGAGATGTTCATAGTGTTGGAATGAGATCACAAATGGGTAATAAAATGGCAGAAATGTTCGGAATGCCTGCAGGTGTTAAGCCTCAATCTAATTTACAAGTAGATCCAAATAGTGATAACCCATTTGCTGCTTTTATTAATGATACTGCTAATAACCTTAGTCCTCAAGAAGTAAGACAAATGCTACAATCACAAGGATAATGCCAATTCCACAAACATATCGTGTAGATCCTAGAGACTTGCAAAAAAATATTGCAATAGGGATATGTTTACCTTTTAACACCCCATCAGCTTTCAGAAGCAGTTACAGTACTAAGGAACAAATAAAATATAATTTAATTAATCTTTTACTAACTAATAAAGGTGAAAGAATTGAAAATCCTGAATTTGGTGCTGATCTTAAAAGAGAATTATTTGAGCAGATAGATGAAAATACCTTTGAATCTATTAAAAATAAAATAATAGATAATGTAAACGTATTTATACCCGAAGTTACATTAACTAATGTTACAATAATTCCTCAAACAGATAACAATAAAATAAATGTTAATATAGAATATTATGTTAATATTTCTGGGGAAAGTGAAAATTTAAATATTAATTTTGAATAATGGCTGAAAGTAAAAACATATCATACCTAAATAAAAGTTTTAGTGACTTTAAAAGTACACTAATTAACTATGCTAAGTCATATTTCCCAACAACATATAATGACTTTTCAGAAGCATCTCCAGGATTGATGTTTATAGAAATGGCTTCATATGTTGGTGATGTATTATCATTTTATGTTGATACTCAATTACAAGAAAATTTCTTGTTATATACTAAAGAAAAAAGTAATGCTATTGCTTTAGCTTATTCTTTAGGTTATAGACCTAAAGTATCATATGCTTCTCATGTTGAGTTAGAAATATCTCAATTAGTACCAGCTGTAACAGATATACTTACTGGAGCTCAAATTCCTGATCCTGATTTTTGTATGATCCTCCCAGCTAATACTCCTATTAGTAGTGTAAGTGGTGTCAAATTTATTATATTAGATGAAGTTGATTTTTCAACAACTTCTAATAGAGAGGTTTCATTTTTTTCAAATACCAACTTTTTATTAACTAAAAAGGTAAAAGCAATATCTGCTGAAGTTAAAACTATTACTCACAATTTTGGTTCAACTCCAACAAAATTCAATAGCTTTGCAATAAATGATGAAAAAATATTACAAGTTTTAGAAGTAACAGATAGTACCTCAAATAAGTGGTATGAAGTTCCTTATTTAGCTCAAGAAAATATTATAAATAAAACAGTTAATTCAACATCTAGTATTGATGGGGTTAATTATATACTAAATTATACAAAAACACCTAGAAGATTTGTAACTAGATTAGATTCAAATGGTACTTTAGAAATACAATTTGGAGCTGGAGTTAGAAGTGATGCTGATACTGTTTTATTACCTAATCCAAACGATGCTGCTTTAGGAACTGTTCAAGACATATATGATCCTTCCAACACATATAATAAAGCTGCTATATTTGTAACTAGAGAATATGGTTTGGCACCAACAGGTGTATTTACAATCAAATATTTAGTTGGAGGTGGTGTGATTAGTAATGTTGAATCAAATACAATTATTAGAAAAGACTTTACTATTAATGATATCACTTTTAAAGGAAATATAACAACACAAAATAAAAATGATTATTTCGATACTCTAACCATAAATAATCCACTACCAGCTAGTGGGGGTAGAGATGGAGATACAGTTGAAGAAATTAGACAAAATACATTACATGCATTTGCGGCTCAAAATCGTGCTGTAACTAAACAAGACTATATGTCTCGTATATTAAGTATGGATAATGATTTTGGATCAGTAGCAAAAGTATACATTTCACAAGACGCACAATTATCACCTAACTCAGGAAATGATAGATTGTTAGATAATAATCCATTAGCTATTAGTGCGTATGTATTAGCTTACAACGCGAATAAAAATATTATATCAGCGAGTACTGCGCTTAAAAATAATATTAAAACACACTTATCAGAATATAAATTATTAACAGATTCCATTAATATTAAAAATGCTTTCTATATTAATGTTGGTGTTAATTTTGATATAACAATATCTACAGGATATAATAACAAAGATGTTTTAACAAATTGTTTAACTGCTCTTAAAGACCATTTTGATATTAGTAAATGGCAAATAAATCAACCAATTATTTTATCTGATATTAATTCCATTTTATTACAGGTTAAAGGTGTTCAATCAGTAGTTAAAGTTGAATTATCAAACAAACAGGGTGGAAATTATTCCCCATACGGGTATGATATTAAAGGAGCAACCAAGAATGGAGTAATTTACCCATCTATGGATCCAGCAATATTTGAAGTAAGATATCCTGATATTGATATTCAAGGAAGAGTAATAACCTTATAAATTAAAATAAAAGTATGAATCTAGAAAAATTAAAAGGACACATTCCAGAAGCTGTTATAGCTCAGATTCCAGGAGTTATGGAAAAATTCCAAATTAATACTCCATTAAGATTAGCTCATTTCTTGGCACAATGTGGTCATGAATCAGGTGGGTTTAGATTAACCAAAGAAAATTTAAACTACTCAGCAAAAGGTTTAATGGGTATATTTAAAAAATATTTCCCAAATGAAGCTTTAGCAAACCAATATGCTCGCAAACCAGAAAAAATTGCCAATAAAGTTTATGGTAATAGAATGGGAAATGGTCCAGAAGCATCTGGAGATGGCGCAAAATATTGTGGTCGTGGTTATATTCAGTTAACAGGTAAAGATAATTACGTAGCGTTTGGTAAAGCTATTAATGAAGATTTAACAGCAGATCCAACATTAGTTGCTGGAAAATATGCTTTATTATCAGCTGCATGGTTCTTTAGTAAAAATGGTTTACATAAATTAGCTGATGGTGGTGCTACAGATGCTGTTGTTACACAAATTACTAAACGTGTTAATGGTGGAACTATTGGATTAGCTGATAGAATTAAACATTTTAAAGAATATCATGCATTATTAGCATAATATTTAGAAATAATACATAATTAAATAGGAGTTTCCGGTTGCTATATTTATATGTAGCATAACCGGAAACTCTTTTACATGGCCGTATATAAATTATTTCCTGAAAAGGACGCAACAATTTTCTCATATTACCCTGCAGTTAATACAGGGATAGACGAGATTCTAGAAATTAGCACATTTGAAAGTGCAATTGAAAATACAAGAGAATCTTCTAGAGCTCTTATTAAATTTTCAACTAGTGAAATAAATGATGTTATTTCTAATAAAGTATCTGGAAATTATAAAGCATATTTAAAATTATATTTAGCAAATGCTTCTGAGATTCCATCAGATTATAAAATAATGTGTCATCCTATCTCAGGATCTTGGGATGTGGGTACAGGTCGTTTATCAAACTCACCGTCTACAACTGATGGTGTTAGTTGGGATAATAAAACTTTAACAAATACTTGGGTGAGTGGTGGAGGAGATTGGTTTACAACACCAACATCTTCTCAATCATTTACCAACAATGATGAAAAAGATATTGAAATAGATGTTACATCAACTGTAGCTGCTTTTTACGCTTATGAGACAAACCCGTTTGCTGCTGTAAAAATACAAAATGAAGGATTTATTTTAAAACATTCAAGTAGTATTGAATTTTCAACAGGAAGTTCACCATTTGAACTAAAATATTTCTCTTCAGACACTCATACTATTTATCCTCCTTGTTTGGAAATTAGATGGGATGATAGTATATTTGTTACTGGTAGTTTAACTGTAACTAATAATCACAAAGCTGTAGTTTCTCTAAAGAATAATAAAAAAGAATTCCAACAAGATTCAATTAATAAATTTAGATTAGGGGTTAGAGATCAATACCCACCAAGAATATTTAATTCTAATCAACTGTATATAACTAATACCAAATTGTTACCTAGTGCATCATATTGGGCTATTAAAGATTTAGATACAGACGAGTGGATAGTTGATTTTGATACTAACTATACTAAAATTAGTGCTGATCCTACTTCAAGTTTCTTTACGATTCATATGAATGGATTGCAACCTGAAAGATTTTATAAAATTTTAATTAAATCAATAATTGATGGTTCAACTATTATATTTGATGAAGATTATATTTTTAAAGTAATTAGATAATGGCTAGATTAAATATAAGTAAAAAAGTTCTATCTAAAGATCTAAATAAAGTTATAGATACAGAATTTAGACAATTATTACGTCCTCAAGAAACAACTGAGTTTTCTATGGATGATTTTTTTGACTTATATGAGGATCTATTTTATCAAATTCCAAAAGAAGGAGATACTAATTCTCACACATATATTTTAAACAAAACTACAGAATATTTAGGAGTAAAATTAGCTGATGATATTGATATTCAAGCTTTATTGGACGAAATAACATCATTAAGACAACAACTTGTTGATACTCAACAGATTATTACTGATTATACTAAGACCAAGAAATAATGGCAGAAATTATAATAACAGGGGGAATAGACAGTATAAATAGAATAAATAGATATTCTAATATTGATACTAATTTAGTTGAATCTAGTAAGATATCAAATGAATTTGACATCAGTAAAGACTACATTGAATATCATATTTTAGATAATATATCTGATGTATTGTTAGATAGTAACTACAACTATGTAGGTTATAAACTTCCTTCTAATATTTCTTTAAACCCAAGTGGTACTTATTCTTTTGTTGAAATCAACCCAGTTGATGATATTAAAAATTCATATTCAACAGGAGAATTTAGAATAATATATAATATATTTAGACAAAAAATCAGTGAAGGAAAATCAGATTTATTTATAAAAGAAATATCTGATGATAGAACTGAGATTAGATTAGCTTCTACTAAATTAACTAATGAAAAGTTAGCAATAGAAGGTACAAAACTAATTGATGAAATAAATTCATCATCTTATTCTAAAGATTTCTTAATTAATTTTTCTGAAAATAGATTATCATTAGCTGTTAATGTTGCTTTAGATACTACAGAAGAAAATTATTCTATTTTATTTAAACTATATGAACCCTTACCTGAAGATATTGAATTAAAATCAACAGTTTGGGTTGTAGAAGAAATAACAGAACCTTATGAATTTACTGTTAATTTATCTTCATTTTTAACAGTTGATCCTCTACCAAACCTTCGTGGTCCTAACTTTAGTGTTAAAGTTCCAAATCAAAATAATGTATCTACTGAATATGAATCATATTCCAGCATTTATACTAGTTTAAGTGGATCATTAACTGGATCATCTTATAATCAAATTTCTAATTATTTAGCAAATACTGGGGCTGATATTAATATTGATTTTACAGATTTTAATGAATTTGTTAGATTTAGCTCTGCTAAAAAAAGAGTAGAAAATTTCTATAATAAAGTAAAAACAATAGAAGATTACCAAACTAATATTCAGGTAATCGATGCTTCTTCATCATCAATTAAAAGTAGTGAAATAGCATATTACTCATCTAGTATATCAAATATTATTAGTAATTTTGATGGGTTTGAACAGCATTTATATTTTGAATCAAGTTCATTTGCTTATCCAAAAACAACTTCTACAAAACCATTTATTTTACAGTCTACAGGATCTGTTCAAACTTGGTATGATAACTTATTAGTAGTAGCTAGTGATTACGATAGAGAAAATCTAGATAATTTAGAAAATATTATCCCAATATATATAAAAGAAAATACAGATAATACCCCATATATTGACTTCGTTCATATGGTAGGACATTATTTTGATAATATATGGATTTATTTAAAATCAATTACTGATTTATACCAGAGTAATAATAATTTAGAAAAAGGTGTATCTAAAGATTTAGTATACTATGCTTTACAATCTTTAGGTGTTAATTTATATAATAGTAAGGGTGATGAAAGTTTAGATGGATTCTTAGTAGGAGCTAATAGTGGTAGTTTAGATGATTTAAATAATATTCCTAAAAAAGATTTACTAGCAGAAACTTATAAAAGAATTTATCATAATATTCCTTTATTATTTAAATCTAAAGGTACAGCTAGAGGTATAGATCAATTAATCAATATATTTGGTATTACTGATAATATTTTAAGTATTAAAGAATATGGAGGTAATAGAAAAAATAATACATTATTAGGTAATAATACTGAAAAAATTCGTGTTATTCCTACCCAAATTACAGGAAGTGTTTTATCTCCTTATATAAGATTAGAAGAAAATTCAATTGATATTTCTAATAATAGATCAACAGATTATCATGAAATTGATATATCATTCTCACCTCAACATAAAATAGATAATGTATTATCATCATCTATTGCTGCTGCGGTTTCTAATTTTGAAATTGATAACTATATTGGAGATCCTAGACTAGAAATAAGTGGTAGTTATCCAACACTAGAAACATTAAGAAAATCTCATATTGATTCTTCATTTAGTGAAGAATTTGATTATGCTGGATTTATTGAATTAGTAAAATTCTTTGATAATTCATTATTTAAAATATTAAAAGATTACACTCCAGGTAGATCTAATACATCTACTGGTATTACTATTCGTCCTCAAAACTTAGAAAGAATTAAGTTTAAAAGACTTCAACCCAACATCACATCTCAAACAATACATGAAGCTGAATTTAATGGGCCTGTAATTGCTGAAGATAATGATTATTTATATAGTTTATTACCTGGTAATAGAGAAGCATTTTACAACGGAGAATTGAGTGGAAGTTGGCCTGATATTAATGAAGATTTTGAAAGAACAAATCCAAATCCATTCTTAAAATCAACAACATCAAGCTCGTATCAATTTGAACATACTGATTTTAATGTTACTTTAAACAATTCCGTTATAAGTAGACCCTCAACAAAGGTATCTAAATTAATTCCAATATATTCTTATATAAGCGGTACTTTACAACAAACTAATCATATTCAAGTTCAAACAGATGTTCAAGATAGTAATGAATCTTTAAAATCATTTGAACGTTCTAGACATGCTGGAGTTAAATTAACAAGTGCAACATATAATGATTATACTGAAGGAGATATATCTTTTGGTAAAAGCGCAGTTATAGATAATCAAGTTAAGAAATTAGGTTTATTTTCTGAAGTTGTAAAAAGTAAATTTTTACCAAATAGAAATGAT